GAGTACACACCTTCGAAAGCGCAGTGATTGCAGCACGGGGTTCAGACCTGTTCAAATCGACGGGTTCGGGGTGGACAAAGATAAACACCCCCAACTACGGTACTGTCTTGGTGGATGGTGGTTCGCAAACTGGCACTAGCTTGGTTGTAGACGGAATCGACGGAACACCACAGGTTGGTGATACGTTTACGATTGCAGGCGTAGACCTCGTATATACTATCACAGCCCCCGTGACTGTTACCAGTGGTTCTGCAACCTTTGCTATCGACCCTGCTTTGAACAGCAGCCCCGCGAACGACGCAGCCCTGACGTTCCTTTCTGTAGACCGCACCGGCATGGACAAACACCGGTTCGCGAACTTCAACTACAGCGGAACCGACTACATGGTGGGGGTAGATGGTGCCAACGTACCGTTTGTGTACGACGGAACGTTCTTTACAGCCCTCGACGGTATTCCTACGGATGGCAACGGCGCAGGCCACGTAGCAAACTTTAAGAACCAGCTTTTCTTTGCAAAAGGTTCGAACCTGCTGTTTACAGCCCCTTACACCTTCGACGATTTCTCCGCAGCGAGTGGTGCCGGAACAATAAATATCGGAAGTGCAATTACGGGCTTGATTATTTTTAGAGAACAGCTTATAATATTTAGTGAGAGGTCTATTAAGCGGCTGGTAGGTAATACGATTGGGGACTTTCAGCTTCAGCCTATTACTCTGGATACCGGCTGTACCGAAACCGACACAATCCAAGAGATTGGCGGGGACGTACTTTACTTGGGACCAGATGGCATACGGAGTTTGTCTGCAACTGACCGGGTAGGGGATTTCAACCTTGCTGTTGCATCCAAACCGATACAGGACGATGTAACCGACTTTGTGAACCGCAACACGTCGTTTAGTAGCGTGGTAATCAGACCGAAGAGCCAATATAGACTCTTGGGATACAACACGAACTTTTCGGCAGACGCATCACAGGGTATTATCGGTTCGCAGGTAGAGCAGGGGATTAACTGGGCAGAACTACGGGGATTTAAGGCGTACGTTGCCAGCAGCAATCTCTACGAAGGAATTGAAACCATCGTGTTCGCGAACACAGACGGATACGTGTACCAGATGGAGTCGGGAAATAGTTTGGATGGGGCGCAAATTTACTCAACCTTTGCAACCCCGTACATTCCAATAAACGACCCCCGGATTCGCAAGACCATCTACAAGATGTTTTTGTATACGGACCCAGATGGTAGTTTCTTCAGCGAAGTGAACCTGCTGTTTGATTTTGACGAATCTGGAATTATTCAGCCTACTCCGGTCGTGTTCGACAACACTTCGGGAGCAAATGTCCCAGCATTTTATGGAACCGCTATTTATGGAACAGGAAGTTACGGCGGTACAATCCAACGCTTATTTGAGAGCCAAATGGTAGGCTCTGGGTATGTTGTTTCGTTACAGTTCCGCGCGAACTCAACAAACCCACCACACTCTTTAGACGCAGCTACGCTCGAATACGGCACTTACGGGCGGCGATAACGGAAGGAAACGACTATGGGTACAGGTTACACAAGGAACGACACCCTAAACAACATTGCAGATGGCAACATCATCAACGCTTCAGACCTCGATGGAGAGTTCGATGCGGTAGAATCTGCGTTTAACGAGTCAACGGGCCACACCCACGATGGCACGGCAGCAGAAGGTGCGCCTATTACCGTCTTGGGTCCGGTTCAAGATTTCATTGCAAGTGCCACAGAAATCAAGCCGAAGACCACGAACACGCTGGATATCGGAACCGTTTCTCTGCAGTTCAAGGATATGTATCTCGACGGGACTGCCTATATAGACGGCTTGGGCGAGGATATCTTGGTTGCAACGGACAAGAAAGTACAGTTCCGGGACACAGCCCTATTTATCAACTCTAGCGTAGACGGTCAACTTGATATTGATGCCGATGTTGAACTGGAACTTGTAGCCCCCACAATTGACATTGATGCCTCTACTGCTCTGACTGTTGACACTGCCTCTACCACATTTACCTCTACACTATTTAATGTTACAGGTTCTGCTAATATCACAGGTGACCTAGACGTTGATAACATCAACATCAATGGTAACAGCATTATCAGCACCGATACCAATGGCGATATCATCCTCGACCCTAATGGTACAGGTAAAGTTGACATCAATGGTAACCTTGACGTTGACGGCGGCACAATCAAGCTGGATGGTAACTATCCTGTTGGCACAGGCAACGTGGCGTTGGGTAATGAAACATTTGATGCTGTTACTACAGGGCAAGCAAACACCGCTATAGGAGATAACGTATTAAGCGCAAACACTTCTGGCAACTACAATACAGCAGTTGGTCGCTTCTCGCTCATATTTAACACAACTGGCGAATATAACACTGGTGTTGGTTATGATGCGTTGTTTAATACCACAAGTGATTATAATACAGCACTAGGCGCAGATGCTCTTTACTCTAACACAACTGGCTTACAAAATACAGCCGTTGGACTTCAGTCGTTACAATTAAATACAACGGCAAGTTACAACACAGCAGTAGGTGTTAATTCCGCACAGAACAATACAACTGGGCAAAAAAACACTGCGCTTGGACATAGTGCTGGGCGACTAACTACAACTGGTAGTTATAATGTTTCTGTAGGTCTCGAATCTCTCTACTCCAACACCACCGCATCCAACAACACAGCCGTTGGGTATCAAGCTGGGTATAGCAATACTACTGGTGCGCAAATAACAGCCATGGGTCAATCAGCTTTAAAATTAAATACAACAGGTATTTATAACAATGCTTTTGGTTATCAAGCATTAAACGCTAATACAACTGGCAATTACAATGCGGCATTTGGTTCTCAAGCACTAGCTTCAAACACCGCCGCATCCGCCAACACGGCTGTGGGCTATAAGGCGGCGTATAATAATACTACTGGCGCAGTAACCGCTGTTGGGTATTTGTCGCTTTCTAACAATACTACAGGGGCGCACAATGTTGCTGTAGGTGGTGGCTCTGCTTCTGAATACGCAGCTTTAGTTGCAAACACCACAGGAAGTTACAATACCGCAGTGGGTTATGGTTCATTGCGGTCAAACAATGCGGGTGTAAACACTTCTGTAGGTGGAAGGTCAGCGTATCTCAACACTACTGGAGCTAATTTGGCAGTTATGGGGTATGAATCCCTTCATAGCAATACTACAGGTAGCTACAACACAAGTTTAGGTACTCAAGCACTGTATTCCAACACCACCGCAGACAACAACACTGCTGTTGGTTATCAGGCTGGGTATAGTAATACTACTGGTGCCTATAACACCGCAGTTGGTCGATTAGCTTTAAATGCCAGCACAACAGCGTCTAACAACGCTGCTTTTGGTAACGCTGCATTAATTGCAAACACGACAGGTCAATATAATACTGCTTTAGGTTCTATTGCATTAGCCTCCAACACCACCGCCAGCAACAACACGGCAGTGGGTTATCAGGCTGGGCTTAGTAATGTTACAGGCACACAAGTCACCTACATGGGATACTTATCTGGGCAGTACGCAACAAGCAGCTACAACACTGGCGTTGGTTATAACGCAGTCAAAGGCACTTCGGGTTCTGCGACAGGCGATTACAACACTGGTGTTGGTGGTTCGGCATTAGGTACGTTTACATCTGGTGAGCGCAATTCTGCTGTTGGTGTCGCTGCGCTTGGAGGAAATACATCCGGGTCAAATAACTCGGCCTTGGGTATGTATGCACTTGCCTCCAACACCACCGCCTCCAACAACACTGCTGTTGGGTATCAGGCAGGGAATAGCAATACTACTGGGTCAGCAAATGTTGCTGTGGGTAAAGCTAATTTGTATAGCAATACAACGGGACTTAATATTACATCAGTTGGCGAAGGTGCTTTATTTTCATCAACTACAGGTAGCTACAACACTGCCATTGGTATGCAAGCTCTAAACCAAAACACCACCGCATCCAACAGCACGGCAGTGGGTTATCAAGCTGGGTATAACAGCACGGGTCAACGTAACGCTTTCTTTGGTTCAGAAGCTGGCTATAGCAACACAACTGGCGAAAGCAATACATACCTTGGTCGCCAAGCGGGTCAGCTAATGACCACAGGCAATAACAACACAATTCTTGGCCGCTACAACGGCAACCAAGGCGGCCTAGACATCCGCACATCCAGCAACAACATCGTGCTGTCAGATGGCGATGGTAATCCTAGATATGTAATTAATAGTAGTGCAGCGCATTTTATTACAAATGAATCTGATTTTACAAACTCAAATAACGCTATCCTTTGTGTTAACCATTCCACTGTCACTAGAGGTATGAATTTTCATGTAACTGGCACAGGCGGTTCAGATAGAGTAACTTTTCAAAATGACAATGGAACAGTTGGAACTATAAACACATCAGGTTCATCAACATCATATGGCACTTCAAGTGACTACCGCCTCAAGGAAAATGTAGTTAACCTAACAGGCGCAGCAGACCGTGTTCAACAGCTTTTACCAAAGCGGTTCAACTTCATTGCAGACGCCGAAAAGACTGTCGATGGCTTTATTGCACACGAGGTTGCTGACACTGTGCCAGAAGCCATTATTGGGGAAAAAGATGCGGTAGATGCAGATGGTAACATCAAGCCACAAGCAATAGACCAAAGCAAACTTGTGCCACTGCTAACAGCAGCGTTGCAAGAAGCACTAACAAAGATTGATGCGCTTGAAACACGCATCGTAGCACTGGAGACAAACTAATGGACGAACTAACAGCAGAACAAATCGCACAGCACTACACAGCAATGGGTCACAGCGTTGACCTCATCAATGCTATTATTGCTGGTGAGGCTATGGCAGACGATGATGCAGCAGATAAGCAGGACTGTGTAAACAGGAATGTTGAACATCTTGAGATTATGGTTGCTAAAGACTTTTGGACTACAGAAGACATGACAGCAGCCAACGCCGCTATCACTGCTGGCAACTCCTACACAGCGTAGGGGTTGACCAGTGGAGATGACCAGCCTCATAGATATGCTTTTGGCTTTAATCGTGGCTGGTGGTGCGTGGTGGGCTAACGGCATGACCCGCGAACAGAAGCGACTAGAAATCCTCCTGAACAAAACGCGGGAAGAATACGCAACCCGTGAAGATGTTCGCAGCGATGTACGTCAGGTTATGGAAGCGTTGCATCGTGTTGAGGATAAGTTAGATAGGGTTTTGCAGAGGGATTAAAGTGTGTTTGATAAAGATGCTTACAAAACTGAAAGAGACGCTCCCAATTACGAAGCCTTTAAGCAGTCTGACGAATACGCTAAGACACTAAATCAGGTGGGTGCTACGGTAGTGGTGCCTATGGATATAGGTGGTACTACTTATAATTTCGGCAGCGGAGTACAGGCAGACGCATATAAGGCATATATGTCCCGCATGGGAGTGGATGTTAAGCCGGGTGGTTCGCAGAAAATAGGGCAGTTTCCGGGTCTTTCGACTGGCGCACTTCCTAACGACCCCAATAACATAACCGCTGGGACGGGCATGGGCGCAAGTCTAGGGGACCCTCAAGATTATTTGAGAAAAACTGCGAACACGGAAGAAGTCTTAAAGTCCGAATACCAAAAGGCAGTTGAAGAAGCAAAAAAACAACGTGCCGCTGGCTTTATGGGGCGGATGGTTTTACCGGGAGAAATGGGCTATGAAAGCTTTGCAGAACTTAACAGATATAATAGATTTG